ATAGCCCCATCTACAGTCAGTTCAAATTCGAGCGGCAGCGCGCCGTTGACCGGTGCGGACGGAATGCGGTACCTGGTAACAAAGGCCTGGAAGGTCCAAGTCGTCGCGCCCGTATTCGGAAAGCGAACGGTAAACGCGGTCGACGTGCGGTTAATCATGGCCGTGCGTAAAGCGACATGTTGCGCATTGGCAGGCACAAAGTTGGCCGAGACGCGGATCGTACCACCATCGAGCAAGGTCGGAATTTTACTACTCCAATTGCCACCATCATGGGCCGAGACATCGACCACATTGAACTGTGCGCCAATCTCAGAAGCATTAGTTATTTCTGGTATGGGAGTACCAGCCATATTAATAACAATACCAGTCGCGGCAATCGCCTGAGTAGCCAAAACTAATCCTTTCCATACTAAGAAAATATTCTATCTTTGCCTTCGCTTCTAGGCTATACTCTTGGGTACTTGGTAGCGCCTAGCTAGCGCTCGTCAAGTCTCCGCTGCTAACCCAGTAGAGAGCCAAGTACTCTCCTCAACCTTGGTTAGAAGGTGTCTATGGAAACCCCTGCGTACAGAGTCTGTTCGACGTGTGACCTGAAGAAGCCTCTTGTAGAATTTTCTCTTGATAAACATGGCAAATCTGGAAGAGCTGCTTCGTGCAAGGCTTGTAAACGTGAATATGCTGCTCGATATAAGAAAGAGAACCCAGAAAAAGTACGACAGAGCGGTAGGCAATCCTATGCGAGAAACCTTGCGAAACATCAAAGATATCGAGAAACAAACAAAGAACAGAGACGTGTAAAACGCATACAGTACTATCACAAGAACCGTGAGATACTGGTGCAAAAAGCGAAGATACGAAATAAAGCCAGTCGAGTACAAATAAACGCTCGAAGAAAGATTTATAGGGCCGAAAACTTCGAAAAAGCGATTTTGATTGAACAGGCTAGAAGCCACAACTATTACCTTCTCAATAAAGAAAAAATAAAATCTGTTGTTCTACGTTACAGAAAATTAAATCCTGAAAAAGTCCGAAACTGGAAGCACACACGACGTGCTGCTAAAAATGGGACTACGGGCAACGATTTGACGCCTGCACAATGGCGCGAGATTCAAGCCGCGCAGAAACATCGCTGCTACTATTGTGATAAACGATGTAAAGGCAGACTGACTCAGGACCATATCATTCCCATTAGCAAAGGCGGCGCTCATACATTGCATAATGTCATTGGCGCCTGTCTTTCCTGTAATACAAGCAAAAGAGCTGGGAGCCCTTCTATTCCTGTCCAGCCATTCCTCCTAACCGTAGCACCTGCAAAGAAAACACGTATGGCTCGTTAGGACAACACAGGTGCGTCTGGGAATTCGAAAGTTACTTGTGCCGTAAGGGCGCCTGCCATGGGCGCCTGATCCCTCCAACCTGTCACATAGCCAGACCACCACCATGTTGTCTTAGTAGCATTCGGCAGTACCAGCAGATACGGACGGCGCGTGCGGGTTTCCATCAGATGAATGAGGCCCGTGACTGTGCCATGCGTGGGATGGGTTGGCACATGGTTGACGACGAGACGCATGCTGTTATTGGAGAGCATCGTGGGTATTTGCGAGCCCCAGCCGCCAATGCCGTCGTGTGCGCTCACGTCTATGACTGACGCCATAATACCCGCGTCCTGGACGTCGGTGACTTCCGCAATCGTGGCATAGGTACTATCGAGGGTGAAGACGCCGCCCGACGTGTACGCGCCGTTACCGACCGAGCCCCGGAGCCGGGCGGTCGTGGGCGTCACGGCTTCAGCGATCCACGGGCCATTCGCCCCGGTATTCCCGGCGACATTTGTGACGGTGACTTTGGAGACATCGACAATGCCATGCACCGCACTCGTCGTCACAACAATTGGAGTCGTATTCGTCGCACCAGTAATGTTCAGAACGGCTGGGATGCCATCGCCAAGGCGCAGCGCTATTCCAAAAGCTGAAATGGCCTGTGTCGGCATAGACTAACCCCCCGCCGGTGTCGGTTGGGCCGGTACGGGTTCGTCATCGGGCGCAGGTTCGTCATCGGGCGCAGGCTCAGGCGGAGGAAACGGCGAGGGTGGTTCCCCCGCGGCAATGGCCGCCTGAAAGCGAGCACAGTGCGCCATGTGGGCGTCCATACGCGCTTGCAGGAGCGTATCGTAGCCGCAGGCGGGACAGCGAAATTGGATGAGACCCGACCAGGATTCCGAGCGGTAGGGGGCGTCTGCCATGGCGCGACCTCCAGAAACACGAAACCGCCGACAGCAGCGAGAGGGGTAAGGTTCTCGCTCAACTGCGGCGGTATGTGTTACCTGAAGGTCATCAGGCGACCAGTGACTACCGGGTATGATGTGCAGAGGCTAGCAGAATGCGAGGAGCGTTGCAATCCCTTCCTTGGCATCCCTTCTAGGACGCCCACCACTCTACCAGAGAGCCCATACGACTACCAGCAGAAAGATGCATCCCTCCTCTCACACCACAAACGCCATATTCTCAACACCAAACTGCACCTGATAGGCGTCATGACGCGTCCCGCTGTCCCAGGTCCAGCGAAATTGCGCCACGCGGTACTCTAACGCCAGGTCGGCATCAACCATCAGCGTATCGGCAGGCTGAATCTGCCACTCAACCGTGGTCACCGCAGGAGAGCCCGTCGTCGTGACGCTCACATCATTGGCGTTCAGCACATTCTGGACATTGCGGCTATTGACGATCGTGCCGCTAATGACATCGTAATAGGTCAGCGTCAGCGTCGTCAGCAGGGAGACGGGCACCCCCACACCGTCGCTATCCACAAGCGTAAAGGTCAGCAGGCCGGTGGTGGCTTCGAGCAGGGTCGTCGACAACAAGGAAATCGTCGGCATAGATCACCTCAAGTGGGGGGCATGAGCCCGAGCCGTTTGGCGCAGGATACCCGTCTGGCCGTGACCACGTGTCAGCGTTGGCGCCGTGGCCTGGCCGGTCGGCTGTAACGTCGCATTAATCCCCATCAGGAGCAGGGGCATTTCTAACATGCTCGACCGCGCGAGTGGCGTCGTACTACTCCCGACGAGGGCACTCAGGAGCGCCCGGCCACTCACCTGCCCACTCGGGGGCGTGAAACTACTCGTCACGAGCACGGCCGCGAGCGCGCGGATGAGGGGCGCGGACGCGAGCGGCGTCTGGGTTACGAGGCCGAGGGTTGCTTGGAGCCGCAACACATAGGCCGCCTGCACCGATGGCGTGAGGCTGGTCGATGCGAGCACGCCGGTCAACCGCCGCAGGTGGATGACCTGGGCGGCCGGGATCTGACTGGCACTGCTGCAGAGGGCCTGCAAGCGCCGCACGAGTTGGCGGGCACTGGCGGGCGTCGTACTCGTGAGCGCCAGCGTCGCCGTGAGGGCGTGCACCGCTCCCATGGTGACTGTGGCCGCGGGCGTGAGACTACTCGCCGCGACACTGGCACTGAGGCGGCGCACGAGTTGGCGCGCACTGGCCGGGGTCACGCTACTGCCCACGAGTACCCCGGTGAGGCGGTGGGTCTGGCGGGCCGCGCTCGCCGGAGTGGTGCTCGTTGCCGCCAGCGTCGCCGCGAGGGACCGGACGGTGCCCATGCTGACCGTGGCCGTTGGCGTCTGACTGGCGCCGAGGACCACCGTCGTCAGCCGTCGCGTGAGCGTCCGGGCGCTGGCGGGCGTGAGACTGCTGGGCGTGAGTTGCGCCACGAGATGCCGAAGCGTCCCCATCGTGGCCGTCGCAGCCGGGGTCGTACTGGCCCCGCTGACGGCACTCTGGAGACGGCGCGTGAGCGTCGCTTGGCTGGCGGGAGTGGTACTGGCGCCCAGGACGCCCGTCGTCAGACGGCGCACCACGGCGCGCGCCGCCGCAGGTGTGCTACTCGCACTACTCATCGCGGCGGTGAGGGAGCGCACAGCAGTCACGCTGGCCTGGGCCGGAGGCGTCGTGCTTGGCCCGACAAGGGCTGCCGCAACCCGGTGCAGGACCGTCGCGGCGCTCGTGGGCGTCGTACTGGTCGCAGGAAGCCCCGCGGTCAGGCGCCGTGTCACCGTCCGCGCACTCGCCGGGGTCGTACTCGCCCCGCTGAGAGCTGCCGTCAGGCGCCGCAGGGTGAGCAAGATCGCCGTGGCACTGGGCGTCGTGCTGGCCCCTGCGAGGGCCGTCTGCAGCCGCTTGACGCTGGCCTGGGCACTGCTCGGTGTCACGCTCGTGCCCGTCAGGGTGCCCGTGAGGCGCCGGGCCGTGGTGGGACTGGCGGCCGGAGGGGTGGTACTGGCCCCAACGAGCGTCGTCGTCAGGCGGCGGGTGAGCGTCCGGGCGGCCACCGGGGTGGCACTGGCCCCGGCGAGTTGGCCAGTCAGGCGCCGCGTCAGGGTCCGGGCACTGGCGGGCGTGGTACTGGCCCCCAGCACGGCCGCCGTGAGCAGCCGGGTCGTGGGAATACTGGCCGTCGCAGTCGGCGTGCTACTCGCCCCGGCCACTTGGGCACTCAGGCGGCGCGTCAGGGTCCGGGCACTCGTCGGGGTGGTACTGGCACCGACCAGACTGGCGGTGAACTTAACACCAGGCGCCTGCCACTGCACAAAGACGACGGTGGTATAGGGCGGGGTGGTGGTACTGAGAGCGTCCACCGTGGGGGTGGCGCTGCCCGACGTAAAGCCCGTACTGCCAGTATTCGCCCAGGTATGCGTATGCGTCGTCGTGGGCGCGTTCACGGCGCCCGCCGTGCGGTTTTCCCCAGCCCCCGCCGCCCCCGTCACGGTATGGGTATGGGCCGCGACGGCATGCGTGTGGCCCGTCGCCGTGTGCGTATGACTGAGGGAGCCCCCGGTCTGGCCGATCGTGGCGAGGCTCGTGGCGCCTTTGACAAAGAAGCTGCGCAGATCGGGCGTGCCGTTGGTGCCGTCACAGAGCTTCCAGTTCGCGGGAATGGTCGCCAACGAGCCCGTCCAGAGGCCAATCAGCTTGTCGGGCCAGGAGAGCGCCCCGCTCACGTTCTGGATAAAGGCCTGCGTCCAGAAAGGCGGTTCATGGTTGACGGTACTCACGCCGTCCGTCGACCCGGTAATGGCGCCGTTGGCACTCCCGATGGTGAGGACATGGGTATGGGTCCCGGTGGCCGTGGCCGCCGTGGCGCCACTCACGTCGCCTGCCGTCAGGGCTTCACTCCGCTGGGGCGAGGTGACATCCGGGTGGGGATGCGCGTAGGGCGTACTGTGCGTATGGGAGGCCAGCGTATGGCTGTGCGTGAGCGCGCCGCCACTGCCCCCGCCATTCCCTGCCGCTGGGGCGCCTTTGAGATAGCGCCCGCGCAGATCGGGCTTGCCACTGGTGCCGTCTGCCAACTCCCAGCCACTGGGCAGCCCCCCGGCCTCATTCCACACGGCCAGCATCGAAGCCGGGAAGCCAATGGACGTGCCGTCAGAGCGGAGAAAGAGGACCTCGCCATAGGGCGGCTCCAGGCTACCGCTATCGGTACTGGGCGTGTCAGTCGCCGTCGTGGTCACGGGATTGACCGTCACGGTCGCGGCATGGGTATGCGCCAGTGGCGGGTTGGTGGTCCCCGCGTCCCGCGCCGTGGTGCCCGCGGGACTGGCCGAGGCCGGGACGGTGTGGGTATGCGCCGTCGTATGGCTATGCGCCGTACTGGTATGGGTATGCGTCAGCGCCCCGCCGCCGGTCCCCGGCTCTGCAGCCGCCGCCGCGCCTCGGGGATACAGACCATCGAGGGCCGTGGCGCGCGTCCAGCCACTGGGAATACTCGCCGCCGTCCCCGACCACAGCACCGTCAGGCCACTGGGGACGGCGCCCACCACATCTCCTGCCGGTGGGGCCAGGGCCAGGGGCACCACATGCAGGGGCGAGCGCCAGCGCAGTTCCTGGGGCGCGCGCAGCCGGGAGCGCAGGATGAGGGCTTGCAGCTCTGGCTGCGACAATGCCCGGAGCCAGAAGCGCCAATCATCCACCGCGCCATGCCAGGGAAAGGTGCTGGCGCCGGAATGCCGACCCAAGAGCACGGGTTGCGTCCCTACGTTAGGCCAAACGGCCGGGATCGTGCCAGAAAAAATGAGCGATTTGGCCTGGCCATTCACGTACATTTTGATCCGGTCGGGATTGGTGGCGCCACTCCCGTCAAAGACGACGGCGAGGTGATACCAGCCCCCAGGACTCACGCCGGAGACATACTCAAAACCCGTATAGATCGAGGACGTAAACTCGAAATAGAAAAAAGCATCCGTCCAGGTATAGAGCAGCCACTCAACCGACGCACTCGTGTACTTGGTCCACAGATACTCCCGGACATTGAGCGTCGTCTGCCTGGCCCATCCGGCGAGGGTGACCGCCGGGGCATTGTTGAGGGCGAGAAGCGGACCGGCATTGCCCTGCACGGTCCCCCCGTCATCGTTGAGACGCAGCTCGCCATAGCCGCCCGGACGCCGCGTCGGCCCCCAGCCTTGCGTGGCACTACTCGCGCCCAACCCGGTAAGCGCGATAGGAGCGCGGCCGGCAAGGTCGAGCCAGCGACTCCCGCCCATCCGCTGGGGCAGCACCTGCCACCAGGCGAGGAGTTCACGATTGAGGGGCGCATCCCAATTGATCGGGGAGGCATAATCAAGGCTACGGGGGGTGAGGATGTCGAGTGCCATCAGAGCACCCCATTACATAGTTTAAACTGAAGTAATAAAGGCCCCGATATAGCTGAGAACATGCGGGCCGGTGGCATGCAGGGCGCCACCATTGTTATGGGCCACGAAGACGCCGAACCGTTTGGGGTGCAGGCCAAACGCCTCGGCCACGGTGAGGCAGCGAATGGGGTAGGTCAGGTTAGCCGTCGCCGACACGGCCGTGGCGCCGACGAGGATGAGGCCGCTGTCAAGCATGTAGGCATTGGTGATGGTGCGGGCACTGTTCACGCCGGTAATCTGATCGGGCCAGGTGGGGGTATCATCGAGCGCGGCATAGCCATAGAGGCGGATTTCGGTGTCGACCGTCACCGTAGAGCCGGTGCGAATGCGAGCAGTGATTCGGCCATCCACATACAGGTTCGTGGTATTATCGATGGCGGTCGATTCCTGGCCCACGAGAAACGTACTGGCGGAGGCGAGGGCATCCAGGGTAATCGTCAGGGCAACCGAGGCTGCGTAGCTGAGCTTCACGTTGGCGTTTTCTTTCAAGGCCAACCACCACGGGGCCTCGCCAGCCGCCTCATACACCCGATCATCAAAGTGTGGGGGTATCCGCCTGGCCGGGGAGAGAAACTCATAGGCATGTCCCCGATGCTTCGCTTCCCACTCCCACATTTCCTGCGGAAACGCCTGGGGCGTGCGCCCGAGGCGATGCCGATGTTGACAGGTCCAGCAGTAGGCATCCAGATCAATCTGCACCCGGTCAGCATCAGGCGAGAGCAGGCGAACAGCCTCGGCACTGGGCACAAGCGTGGGCAGAAAAGGCGTGCATGACATCGCGTGCTCCATTAGGGGATGGCCCAGGCTTGTTCCACATCACTGCCGGTGAGTTGCCCCTGAAAGCCCATCACAGCGGGAGAGGCCGTGGTGCCCGTGCCACTGCTGGGGACGATGAGGAGCTTTTCCGCCTCCGAGGCTTTCTCGCGCCCCAAGGCCAGCAGGAAATTGACTTGTTGCTGCGAGGCGCCCTGCCCGCCAAAAATCGCCTGCCACCCGGCACGGGTTTGTGCCAAGGACGGATTCACCACGCCTGGATTAAACATGCGCGCCCAGCTATCCCGGTCTTGCACCGTTTGGGCTTTGTACGTACTCCAGTTCCAAAATGTCCCATCAGGGGACGTGGCTTCGTAGACCTCTTGCTCGGCGAGGGCCGTACGCCAGACCCAGAAATCGGGCGACGCCACCTGGTTATAGCCCGCCGCAATGGTGTAGGCGTTTTCACCCGTCTGCGCCATGGAGCCATAGACCGGGTGCGCGGCAATGTCGGCTTTGAGGAGCGTCAGTTGTTGCGTGGTGAGCGGCATGCGCGTCCCCTTACGTCATTGACACGTCAAACGCGCCTATATCGAACTGTACTGTATCATTGGCATTAACGACCTGATCCACAATGTTGGTATTGTCATAGCCGATGACGTTCCCCGCCCCACTCGCGCTATCGGCAATGAAACAGCTCGTAATGGTCCCCCACCCGGCACTCGGCGTGACAAACGTGATCGCGGCGACATTGTCCAGGGCACCGCCAGCGGCGTTCGTCCAGGTGGGCGCCGCCCCGCCATTGGGATTCACTTGCTTGCGGACGTAACTGCCCCCCGTCACCTCGGTCACGCCAGCAATCGTATTGGTCGTGTCACTGATGGTGGCAGTAGCAAGTCCGATATACGTGGAAGGTTTCGCATAGGCTTGATTGCGAAACATCCGGTCAAGCAAACTGTGGACGGTCCCGTCGGTAAAGCCCGCGCCACTCGACGCGTTCATTTGCACTTGTAGCTCGCCGCTGGGAATGGTCGGGGTATTCCCGTTGACCGGCGCAAACGAGGCGGTAAAGGACCCGTACGCCAGGACATTGCCCGCCCCGTACGTGTTCGTATCCAGAATGGCCCAGTCCGTAATCGTCCCCCAGGCGCCCGTGGCTGGCGGGAAGGTGACGGCGCCGCTCTGGATCACTTTGCGCAAGGCCGCTGCGCCAAACGTGACGGCGGTGCGCGCATAGCCGTTGGCATTGGCGACTTCACTCATAGCCGCCCCGGTGGCCGTATCGGTCAAGGTCGCAGTCGAGAGGGCCACATAGACCGTCGCCACGGAGGTATAGGCCGTGTTGAAGATATGGTTTAATAAGGCATTTTCGGCATAGTCCGATAATGACCCCATTCTGCATTCCCCTCTCGTTCATGTATGCGGAAAAAACAAGCCTTCTGCTCTGCACAACGCTATACTGGCGCTTCAACACTACGCTGGAAAGGCACACCTATGATGCACGAAGAAACAGCCCCGCACTGTTGTGAAACCGTGACCGCCTTGATTGACGCGCACTCTATACCGGAAGAGGCCATCCCATTTCCCCCGCCTGCGGCAGACTGGGGGACCGCCACAGACTGGCTGATTGTCGAACCAGATCCGACCTAGCACCCCTGCGGCGGTTACAGCGCCCGCGCACACCGCACGTTAAACAACAGGACGGGCCGCTGAAAGTCATCGGTGCGCAACCAGTACGGACTTTGCAGCGCCTCTAGCCAGAGATAGAACGTGCCACTGAGCGACGTATTCTGCACGCCGTCGAGCACGTCCCACGCCGCCTGTGCGGCCGCCCGGGCCGCCGGATAGCCGTACGGCGTCCCACGCGTGGCCACTTGTACCACGGGCTGCTCGTAGCGCGCCACGGGCACATCATGACTGCGCACAGGCGGCAACCCTGGGACTTCGATGAGGGCGAGGATAGGGGCCGTGTTCTCGAGCGTATCGAGCGGGAAACTCCCCTTAAACAGCGTATTCCCCACAGCGCCCACGCCTTGACTCTGGAGGTAGGCGCCTAACTCGTCCAGTAACATACGCTACTCATCCTTGACACTGCGGTAGACATGCGTTTTGGTAAGCGCGACGTCGGGTTGCAGCAGCCCGTCCCACACGTGGAAGGTCAACGTCACATCGCCGCTCATGCCCTTCCGCAAGAGCTCGCGCCACTGTTCTTCGAGCAGTTGCAAGATGGTACGCCGTTGCTGCACATTGAAGGGCCGCTCATACAACACGGCTTTACGGGCGTCGGCAAGGTCGGGCAAGGGATTGCCATAGCCGTCGTGGCGCATAAACTGGGGCATGACTAGCCTCGCAGTGCCGGGCCAATGCGGGCGCCCAACCGTTCGGCCATCCCGCCCGTTGCCGTAAAAACTGGTTCTGAAAGGAAATGATGTTGCCCGCCGTTGGGATGATTGAATGTCGTATCCTCATGCTGCACAATGGCATACGGCGCGAGGCCATGCCCGCCATAGCGGATGTCCACCGTCGTTTCGTGGCCGCTGACCGTCGGCCCCTCGACCATGCCAGTCAGGATGAGGAGCGTCGTATCCACTGGGACCAAGGGCAAACTGGCTTCCAGAATCTGATCCGCTTCCGCTTTCAGGGCGCGGGCGGCGGCGGGACCGACCTGGGCTTGCAACCGCTGCCAGGATTGGCGGAGGGCCTCGATGCCTTCAAGCTCAATGGTAATCATGCTCGTCTTCCTAAATGACACATTCCCAATGATCCGGCGTCCCTTGCGGCGTCTTCCACAGGTCGAGCCGCTCGATCGCCGGGCTCGTGCCATCCTCCAACGTCAGCTTATCGCGCAGCCCGAGCGTGACCGTGCCATCAAAGAAGAGCAGCGCTCGGCTGACCCGTTCTTGTCCGTGCGCATTGGTAAACACCTGCGTGCGGTACTCGACGCGGCAGGGCGTGGCGACAGGCGTGCCATACGTGGGCGTGCCATAGCCGTCCTGGCCCGTGTAGGGGGCAATCTGGACGGTATCGGTGAGGAAGGCGACGAGGGCGCTATGCATCGGCACCTCAGGTGCGCAAAATCGGGATGTTGATCATGCCCGCCATGACACCGTACCCCTTGAGCAAGGCTCGCACCTCACTCGGCACACTCGTGACCGGCGAGGCCCCCACGACGGGATTCGGATTATCCTGGTACGTGATCGTCGTCCCGCCAATCTTGGTCGACTTGATACCCGCCGTCTGGCTGCTGGTCGGCTGACTCAGCGTCGTATCGCCCAGCAGCTCCAGCGCATAGACCGCCGTCGCTTGCTCGACCGCCACCGGGATAAGGAGCGGATCGAGCGGGCGCCCATAGCGATCCACCTGCCCCGTTTGTGGCCAGGCGAGCGCCTGCGTCAGCGTCGTCGGCGTCCCGTACCAGTGCACGAGGCTATCGAGCAGACTGGTGGCCCACATCAGTGCCGGAGCCGCATCTCCACTCACCAGCGCAGCATCCCACGCCTCGTGATACGGGCGTTGCTGGAGGTACAGTGTCGCGTCCGAGACCGTGGTATACGAATTACTATTTTCGCCACCAGGCGTCGCATCAAGAGCCATGGCTAGGAGCCTCCCACTGCGGCCCGGCGCTTCCGGCGTATCCGCACACAGAAATGCCCTAACTCCAGGCTCCACACCACATACGGCGCATCTTCCACGTCGAGACAATACCACCAGCGCCAGTCTGACAGCTCAGGGTACCAGCCCCAGGAGAGCCAGCGCACGTAATACACCATGGCGTCTGCGCCCTTCCCTATTCACTGCGCCGTGAGGCCGGCGGACTCGACGGCGTATGGGGCGGCGTACTCGTGGCGGCCACCTGACTCCGAGCCGTGCTGCGGGCGCTAGGGGCGTCCGCCTTGCTCGGGGCCATGACCACGACCTGGGCGCCTTCGGGCACGCCGGCCATCAGCTCCGCCTGCTCATTCGCCTTGGCGCGGGCTTCCTCACGCTCCTCCTCGGTCTGCAGCTCAGGATGCGTGGTCCCCTGGCCGGTGCGGAAGCGGCTCATGGCGGAGGCGCGGGCCTCGGGCTCGACCTCCTTGCCTCCTGGCGGGGCGGGCGTGTAGTCGCCCAGGCGCACGGCTTCGGCGGCATCGACGGTATGCATATAGCAAGGCGTACCGTCCTCTTTGGCATAGACCATCACAGGGTTTTGGGGCATGGCGTGTTCCTCCATCCAAGAAGAAATATGTAACCTTATACAAACGTGTAAATATCCCCAACATCAACAGCAAGGCCAGGATTGTTGGATGGCAGCGTGATATACGACCCCACAACTGCGCCAGGCGTGGTGCCACCGATCACATAGTTCACACGCACGAATTTACTATCGTTATCAAACCACTGCGCCTGGCTCCCCTTAATCGCAATCGACAACTTGCCAGCCGCCACCGCCGGGGGCCAAGTTAAACTAGCTATAGTTGTATACGTCCCACCAACGACGTCACTGACCTGGAGATTGAAGGTGTAGGTGCCGGTAGCAACAACCGCCGACATATAGACCACCCAATCTGCAGACGGAAACTGGCGCGGGTAGATAAGCACGCCTGTTGAAGAGCCGTTCGCAGCCAGCGCAGCGCCGGGCGTCAATAATTCCAATGCCTTATCAAACACTGCAGTAGTCAATGTACTATCTCCTTATAAATTAGTAATATATATTATAGTCATCATACTACCACAGGTGCGTCCTTAATTCCACGCAAGCGCCCTGCTGCCCGCCCGTTGAAAATTGCCAGTCCCGCGTACCACTCTACTCTTGTTCGAAATACTGGTTTTGCTTCTAGTTCACCTAGGTCTCTAACGCTAATCCCGTCGTTCTGGAGGCCAACAACACCGCCATCGCCAAGGCTCACCACGTAGATACTCGTACTGGCTGCCGCCCCGCCACCAGGATTCGCTTCCGTGAAAGGGAGGATGTCGTTGCCGATATTATCTTCCCTCGCAATGAGAATTGGGATACCATTATATTCTAGTACTCTTTGTCCGAACTGGTCGGGCGTCCATGAGATAAATCCTCCGACAGCGGTATTCCTCGCCGCCTGTGCCAACCTGAGAGCCATAGTATTATTCATGATCAAGTGCGTCGGTGAGTCGACCTTGCTGATCAGCGTATCCAACTTGAAGAGGCTGAGGGCATCCCCGCCCGACGTGGCCCCGGCATCGAGGAGTTGCGAGCTCCCTGGTGGGATACGCCGTTGCAGCCCATCAAACTCGCGGGGGTCGGCTGAACTGTCACCTTTGATGAACGCGAGGGTCCAGCGATGCGCCAGGGCCTTCACTTTCAATCCTTCCTGCACACTGCGCTGGTTTGCCCCCATGGTTTGCGTGATGAAACGATCGACGTCGAGGTCTCCACCCGCGATCACAAGCGACTCCGTGATGGGGTTCAACACCCCAACCGACTCAGTAAAGCCCTCATTAACTCCGCGAAAACCGACGCCAGGCAAGATGTCTTCGCGGTTGTATTTCAAGGCGTTACCGGCGATACCTTCAAACGGAAGCACGCGCAATATGTCACTGTTTCTCGCGTACATTTCGACAATCGCTGTGCGGGCGACGTCGCCGGAATTCAGCTTGGACGCTTCCACAATGGTCAGGGCCATAGGGATGTTTCCTCCACGGATGGTCCCTCGCCCTGCCTCAGCGCCCTGCCAGGAGGCTCGTCAGGGGAGGAGTTAACGGGTTTGCGTCGCCTGCCACTCGCGGAAGCGGGTCAGGCGTTCTGCCGGATTCGTGAT